ATCAAACGATGTCGCCTCGACATTCACCACGGACGCAATCGAGCGCAGCGACGCGGTGGAATTCAGCACGCTCTTGATGGTTTCCGCAGTTTGCGGGTCCACCAGATAGCCACCATCGGCAGACACAGCCGTCGACATGGCTTTGCCTTCCAGAACAATGCCGCGCAGCGCGTCATCGTCCCCCGAACGCAGATAGGCATTGAACGCCTTCTGGTGCGGGGCATCGGTTTCGGCCGCCACAGATAGCGCGGGGCGTTGATAGGTTGTTGTCTTGCGGTCCAGCATGGTCAGTCGCTCTTCTTGTTGTTGCAGTTTGGAATTAAGTTTGTCCTGAAAGTTATTCAGATCATTAACGAAACCGGCCATCGCGGTCTTCACCTCGGCAGCCGGAGACAGGTCCGTTGGCGCACGGCCAACGTCCCGAGCCTTGCGGTCGGTTTTGCTCATTTTGTTTTCCTGTGAAAAGTTGAGGTTAGATCGCTGGCTCAGTTGCGGGCCAGCATGTGGCGGGCGTCATTGAAGACCCCTGCCAGATCACGCAGAATATCAGACTCCGGACTGTCGCCCTTCGCCCCCACCCGCGCTTCTGAAAGCATGGGGAATGTCACCAGTGACACCTCCCACAATTCCAGTTCAGCCAAGAGCCGCTGGCCCTTGCCATTCTTATGTGCCTTTTTGGTGCGGTATCCGATCGACAAACCGTCAATCGCGCCCGCCTCGATCAGGGCCGCCGCCTCGCGCCCCTTGGCCACATCCGTCAGCAGACGGCCCTTGACGTACAGCCCCTTGCCATCCTCGCGCACCTCGTCCCAGATGCCGATCGGCTGGGTCGGATCATGCTGCCACAGCATCTTGACGCTGCGCCCCTTGCTGGCCAGATCGGCCAAAGACGCGGCATAGGCGCCGGGTTCCACCACATCACCGCCCTGATCGCATTTGCCAAAATAACTGGCATAACCCTCGATACAGGTGCCATCCGTGACACTCACACCGCTTTCCATCCGGCAGAACTTGCGCTCTAACCCGACCTCGTAATTCATTGATGTCATGTTATTTTCCTTACTTGGGTGCCGCATCTAGCAGCGAAACAATTCCCTGCGCCAGCACCACGCCAACCACGCCGTAAACCGCCAGCCACAGTCGCCGTTCCAGCCGCTCGATCATCGCCTCGATCCGCACCAGCCGGTCCGCAAGTGCTTCGAACTGCAACTTACTGACCCGCTCGTTGGCCTCGATCCGCGCGGTGGCGGCATCGAAACTGTCATACAGAAACCGCGATCCACCCGCGTGCGTTCGTTCCTCGCTCATTCATCCTCCGCCAGTTTGGGCAACCCCAGCAGGCTGCGCTTCTCGGCATCGGTCAGGAAGGCCGCATTGCCGACGCGGCGCCACTGGTTGTCCCGCTCTGTTGATAGCGCCGGCACCTGATCCAGATCGGGGCGCAACTCCACATCCTCGCCACTGAACCGCGTCAGCCATTCAGATACAGACGCCGCCACACGGGTCGCCAGCGGCAACACCGTCAACCGGTAAAACGCGCGGTTGGCCTCCTGATAATTGGCATAGGCCGCATCCCCGGGGATCCCCAGCAACATCGGCGGCACACCAAAAGCAATCGCAATCTCCCGCGCTGCCGCTTCCTTGGTCTTCTGGAACTCCATGTCGGATGGCGAAAACCCCATCGGTTTCCAGTCCAATCCGCCTTCCAGCAACATCGGACGCCCCGCATTCGCAGCCCCCTGATGCTGGCTGGCCATTTCATCCACCAGGCGGTCATACTGATCCGCCGTCAGGCTCGCCTGCCCGTCCGAGCCGCGATAGATAATCGCCCCCGAAGGCCGCGCGGCATTATCCAGCAACCCTTTGCTCCAGCGTGACGCCGCATTATGCACATCCACCGCACTGGCCGCCGCCTGCATCGGAGAAAACCCGTAATGGTCATCCTGCGGCGAAAAGGTGCGGATATGGCAGATCGGCTGCACATCACCAGTCATATCAAACCGGTGCTTGCGCCCGCCCACCGCATATTCATAGGCCACCGGCCAGCCATCCGCGCCGGGCACCACGCTCATCCGGTCGCTGCGCAACACATGCAGCTCCACCGGCGCACCTGCCTCGTCCGGCACCGCCTCCAGATAGCCATTACCGGTCAGCAACAACTGCCCGTATAGCGCCTCGAACAGCTCCGCCCGCCCCTGCGCCCCGTTCGGACGCCGGATCAGTGACAGCAACGGGTGCTCCTCATAGCGCCGCGCGCGGTCCTGCAAAACCAATGGCAAAGCGGCTGCCGCTTCGGCCACCAGTTTCACACAGCGAAACCCGACCGGATTCCCAAGAAAACCGGTGCGCGTCAGCGACCCCACATCCCGTGGAGACCAAGCCACCCGCCCGGCCCCGTGATAGGCAATCACCGGCCCCGTCGCCGAGGCCTTCTGCTCGGGTACCTGCGCACCCCGTCGAAAGAAATTAAACGCCATAGAAGAAGCTCCTCGTCTCTTCGCCAGTTTCTCTTGTTAGAGTGCATCCAATCCAATCGGATTCGTGTATTTACCGCGCGACCCGAGGCAGCATTTGCACCTGCAAATGCGTTCGGGTTGTGTGGTGAATTCAACTGGATTGGATTTACTCTAGTTCCCGCTTCTTTTTCGTGAAAATATCCCCGCCGGAGGCATAAAAGTTTTCTTGCCTCCGGCGGGGATATTTATGCGAAAAAGAAACTACAGCCTACGAACCCTTGGCCGCCGCCATTTCGCAGCCGGTTCGATCATCAACTCGTGCAAGGCCCAGACCAGCGCATCCACCCGGTCCGGACTGCCTTTGCCCTCATAGCCGCGCGTTGTCATGCGGCACATCTGGTCTTCCAGCCCGCCAAGGCCGCGCAGATGCCGCACGCGGCCCTGTTCGTACAGGGCGGCCACAGGCTCGGCCCGCGCGACCTTGCCTTTGGCGGCCCGCACCGATCGATAGGGCACCAGCGGGTCAATCTGCCGGATCACGCTTTCCACCATGTCCCCGCCCTGATTGACCTCGGCCACCAGCCGGTCCGCGCCGTATTCCTCGACCATCGCAATCGCCACCCGCGCCCAGGCCGCAGGCGTGGCGGCGGACACGGTTGCATCCTTCAACACCACCGCCCGCCAGTCCGCCGGATTGCCCTGACAGTTTGCGCCGACAACCACGATGCCGCATTCATCCGATCCCTTGTGCCCTGTCACCGGCGGGTCTACCGCCACCACGATCCGGTCCAGATCACCGGCCTCCTCCAGCCGTAAATCCTCCAGCATCGCGGATGTCCACAACGCCCCTTCCGCATCCTCCAGCAGCACCCCGTCCAGTTCCTGCCGTCCCAGCCGTGTGCCGGCATAACGTGCCCGAACCTCTTCCAGAAAGGACGCCGCCAGATAGGCGCGGTTGGCCTCGGTCGGCGCGCGGGTCACCACCGTGGTGGAATTCCCCAGTATCGCCTTTAGCACCGGCACATTTTTGGGCGTGGTCGTCACGCACTGGCGCGGACAATCCCCCAGCCGCAGCCCGAATTGCAGCATGTCCCAGGCCTCCTCGGCCTTCTTCCATTTGGCCAGCTCGTCCACCCAGGCCGCGTCAAACTGCGGCCCGCGTAAACTCTCGGGGTCATGCGCCGAAAACACCTGCGCCACCGCCCCGTTCGGCCAGACCAGCCGCTTGCGGGTCGCCTGCCATTCGGGGCGCCGGTCCGGCGGCGAGCAAGCCAGAATGCCGCTCTCGCCAAACACCATCACCTCGCGGGTCTGCTCAATGGTTTCCCCCACCAGCGCCACCCGCCGTGCCCGTCCCATATCCATCGGGCGGGACCCTTCGACCATGCTGCGCACCCATTCGGCCCCGGCGCGGGTTTTCCCCGCCCCGCGCCCGCCCATGATCACCCATGTGCGCCAGTCCCCTTCCGGCGGCAACTGGTGTTCAAACGCCCAGAACTCGAACAGATAGGGCAGCGCCAGCAAGGTCTCCTCACTCAGGCTGTCCAGAAATTCCGTCTGTTCCTGTGGCGTCGCGCAAGCGAGCAATTCTGCGCCCGATCTCAAGTCGGGCCGCATCGAAGTCGAGCGCATAGTCATGCACGATTCCGGCTGTGTTTTTTCGGAGCTTTTCAATTTTTGCCCTTTCATCAAACGCCGTCTGCGCGGCCTTGCTCAGCTCGCGAATCCGCGCCACCGCTTCCTTGGAAAGCGTGGTTTCTTCCGCTTCAAACGCTGCAATCAATTCCTCGACGCGGTATAGCATCCGGCCAAGGTGCTTCTCGGCGATGCAAAGGATTTCCTCGGCTTCACCGTTGCCCCCTACGGGTGTAATCATTGTCATGTGGTCTGAATCTGCCTCTCATGCCGCTCCGCACAAGAGAAATGAAAAAGCAGCCGCAGGATAACCTCCCCGACTGCTTGCCCACTTCTTCTAGCTTGCCACAATGTATACTTCGGAGCGTTCGCAAAGTCAAGGAAAATCCCCGTATGCGTGTGGGAGCCACCGTTCGCTAAGGTTAATAAACCATTAACAATCAATAACTAAAGGCAGTTACCCGCTCACAGCACGACACCGGTAAAGTAATCAGCATTCACCTTATAGCGGCACAAAGGCCCATCATTCACAACAGGCCTTTGCGATGTCACCTTTGCAGGGATCAGTAACCTGCATCCGCGCAATAATCCGCACCGCGAGCGCTAAACATGCCCAGGTTTTCTCCGTCTGCATCTTCCCACTGGTATACAAACCTCGCGCCTCCAGCCAACGCCGCCTTCATGGTATCGTCATTGCATAGAAAATTGGCCGCCTGGTTTTTACGCGACTCCAGATATTCTTCGGCGCTACTGCCTATTTTCTCCAGGGGCAAAATCGACTTCCCCCTTACAGTAAGCTGTTTTTCCACATGAACGGCCGAGGTCAGACGCGACCAGCCATCATATGCCAGATCACCGCTGTCATTGATTTCCTTGGCGCGTTTTTCCAGAACCGTGCTGATCTCTTCTGCGGACAACGGTTTGACCCCAAGCAGGCCCAGGGCCTGTGCGCCAAAATACCCACCCGCAGCAACAACGGCTGCGGCCACAATGCCAACGACTTTATTCATAATATCTTCCTTTTAAAAACGATAGAATCAAATGCTCAAATGCACCTGCTCAGGATATCGTTCTGAAACAGGAAGACAACAATTAGTTTATTGCAGACC